CCTTATAGACTCTATACAGCAGACCAATGGCGAGTACAAAGTGCTGCAACTGATAGAGGAACATACACAATAAGTAGACAAAGTTCACAAGAGTATTACCTGTTTGATTCAATATTCTGTCTAGAATGGGCACAAACTGTAGCACCAAGTAATAGCAACTATCTAGAACAACCTATAGAAAATGTAACTATATGTACCAATCAGTATGTTACTTTGTCTTTCTGGGCACGTACCATAGCTGGCACTTTTAGCTTCTCTTCTATACAATTTGGTCAAAACTTTGGCACAGGTGGTAGCTCTACTGTTCTAACTACAATAGCATCTTCTGTTTCTGTACCAAACACATGGACTAAGTTTGTATACACTTTCCAAGTACCAACTATTTCTGGTAAAACAATTGGTTCTGACCACTATATATTTATTAGGTGGAATGTTCCTAGTAGTGGTACATGGACCTTCAGAATAGCACAACCACAGCTTGAGTATGGAAGAACAGCATCACAATACGAGTATCTAGGCCCGCGTGGTGATATAATTTTGTTGTGGAGATACTTGGAGAAGTCATATGAGCTTAACACAGCACCCGCTACCAATACATTTTTGGGTAGATGGACTACATGTGTAAGCCCGCAATCTACACCTAATGGCTCTGGTTGGGCAGGTCTTACAAGACCACGATTCAGGGTATCAAAAAGGACAGTGCCAACAATGTATTTGTGGGACGACTCAGGTACAGCTAATCAGTGGCTGATAGGTAATGTTCTTAGAGCATGTACAACAGGTGCCGTTTCTATGGAGGGTTTTGGAGTTGTGAATAATACAGGTGGTGCTGTGACTCCATCAGACCACACATCTGGTGGTCATTGGCTAGCAGATGCGAGGTTCTAGATGCTAGTATATAGAGATTGGTACAAGACCCCATACTACTCAAGCAGGAATGGAGCTAAGATAACTACAATTGTTCTTCATGACACAGAAGGACCGCGTGATGCAGCTTTTGATTGGTGGTGCAACCCAAAGAATCCTTGGAAGTCAAGCGCGCACTATCTTATAGATACTCAAGGTGTAGTATGGAGGTGTGTTAAGCCCGAGTATGCAGCACATCATGCCAAAGAGTATAATCCATTCAGCATAGGTATAGAGCTTGAGCATATCTCAGGGCCGTGGCCACAAGTACAAATAGATGCATGTATAGAGCTTGTTAGAGAGCTTCTGCATGAGTATGACCTACTGCCTGAGGACATAGTATACCACAAAGATATTGATGATAGTAAACAAGACCCGCGTGATTGGCCACATGAATACTTTATGAAGGGATTAAGTAACATGACATTTCCAGTACCTGCTAGAGATACTGGCTATGGTATACATGACTCTGCTGGGGTGTTTTCAAGACCGAACAATCCAGAGAGTTATGCTAAGTGGTTATATGATAACTTTGGTTTCAGATGGTATAAACTTCTGTGCGATGGAGCTAACAAAGTAGACCTTGCCAGAATATACAAGAGACAGGGATTTGAGGTTATATGTAGACTATATAGGTCTAGACCACATCATGACTATGTAGTGTCTAAAGATGTTGTAAAAGCCTATGTAGATGTTGGAGCTAGATATATAGAGTGGGGTAATGAGCCTAATCTTGTCGACGAGTGCGCACAGGGGCAGCCTGCGCCAAGCGAATTAGTAGTACAATTCCTGAAAAACTATGATATAATCATGTCTGCTGGTGGTATCCCAGTAACAGCTGCATTAAGTCCTGGTGGTCATTATCCACATAGACAGTATTTTATAGAGTTTCTAGAAGGTCTTAAAGCCAGGAAAGAGCTTACTAGGCTTAAAGACTGTGCTATTGGTATTCATAATAGACCTCTTAATCATCCTCTAGATTATACTGACTCCAGCGGATGTCATTTCCGTGACTATGAGTGGTATGATGATACAATCATTATGTATCTAGGTCAATCACAGCCATTGCTAGGAACAGAAGCTGGGTATGAAGTAGGATGGAAACAGGATAATAGATACCCAGAGATAACTTTAACACTACACGATGCGTACAACATGGATATTATCAAGGGTTTTGCATCAGGTAAATGGAGAAGGTCTCTATACTGTCAATGCTTCTGGTTAGGTGAAGGCTTTGGTCATATGACGTTCAAAGAAGCATTTTGGTTTAATAATCCTGTCTATGGACCTAAGGTTTATCACTCTATACCAGAACTAACTAATGCTCTACCAGTAGCTGAGCATCTATACAACTTCTGGCGCACAAGCCCATTTGTAAGAAACTTGACACAAAAAGAAATAGCTGAGATGCTGCAGAAGCATGTCATCCCACAAAACCTAGACAGTGCATTTTATAAGTACGCTAGACCACGTGGATGGACATCTATTTCTGGTGAGATAGATATCAACGGTGTAAGATACCAGGTGTGGTTGTCTAAGGATGGACTAACACAACATATTGTGTACGCACCTATTGGGCAGTGGCATCTTACTACACACTTTGATTATCCTAATAGGAGATAACATGCCACTAGATACTGAGCTCTTGAATGCTATTAGAGATATATTCGATGATGCTCTTAGTGATATAAGGGCTTCTATAAAAGAGCATGAGAAAAACTTTGCCAAGATAAACGAAACGCTGGCTGTTCTATGCTCTCATGACCAAGAATATCAGGCCCATATACGTAATGGTGTACAAGAAAAGATAGACAGAGCAATAGCCTTGGAGAGAACCAAAAAGATAGAGAATACCGTAGGGTATATTACATCAATCGTTGTAAAGGTTATGGAGCTTGCTATTATAGGTATATTAACCTGGATTGTAGCACAGATGATGCACGGGAGGACTCCATGAGTGATAATCTTTCATTGATAGGCGGTATTGTAGTGTTTATCTCTATGCATCTAGTAAAACTTAAGTGGGCTCCAGACAGTAAAAAGATGCTCGTAACTACTATGGTTCTCTCGATTGTACTTGGTCTTCTTAGTGTGCTAGCAGATAAATTGATTGAGCCAGTCCCAGTATGTATTGGTGATTATATGTACTGTATTAGTTTATACTTATCATGGGCTCTTAAGAGTATTGTTATTGTCTTTGGCACTAGCCAGACAATCTACAAACTGTTCAAGCTATCAATAAACCAACCATAGACATAAAAAGCCCCTAGGCTACAGCCTAGGGGCTTTTTTTGTTTATACCAGTTTCGTCTTCACAACTTCAAATTGCCCACTAATCCACCAATCCTTGTGTCTGTCCCATGACCTAAAGCTTACATTATGCTCTTTTCTAAGCCACGACTTTAGCTCTCTTATAGACCTAAAAGCACATACAAGGTTCTTATCAGAGCCATCGCAGACAAAAAGGCAGTAAATGCTATCCTTCGCATCTGCAGGTCCCTTCATTGTCGGATTCCACAACATTGCACATCACCTCGTCACTTACATATATGAATAACAATCCAGTAGCATTACTAGGCACATCAAATGGCACTTCCAGGTCAATGTCCTTTATCTCTACTCTAGAACCTACATATGTAATCTGCACACGCGTCTTCATACTACTCTGTATGTCACCGTCCTTAGCTTATTAGGTTCAATCTCAACAACCTTTTTAGCGTCTTCTATGTCCGTGTAGACACCAACGAACTTGTCATTATCAAGTACGATATGTAGCCTTTGTATTTTACCTGTTAGTGCCTGCTCCAGATAATCTGCCATCTTTGCTATGAGAGTCATGTGGAGCCGTTCTGGAGAATTATGGCCTAGCTCTCTAGTATAGTATCTACATAGCTGTATCTCACTTGACTCCACGTCATCGAACAATGCACTAAACTCCATATAGTCACCTCGCATATTCTGTAGCCCACACAATTGTAGCTTCTGGCCACAAAGGTTCTAATGTAGGGTCAGGGGTAATCGTCGGTGATGGTACGACCCTTGTAATTCTTTGAATATTAGCTGTTGGAGTCGGTCTAGGTGTTCTAGTGTATGTTACAACAGGAACCGGTGTATACAAATCAGTAGGCACTAGAACAGGTGTTCTCTCTGGCTGAGAGGCTCCCGCGACAAAGTCCGCAAGGATAAGAGAAACCGTAGTTACAAAAGCTGCTATTAGAAAGATGGACAGACGTGTCACTCTCGCCACCTATCAATATGAAAGTTGTTAAGCTCTGGATGATTCATCTCATTAAACATGATACTAAACAACCCCCATACGGCTTTTGCTAGGTGGTCCTCGCTACGGTCTCCACTATAGTATTTGTATAGATGCTGCATTAAGTGGTCCCATGTAACTGTGTCTGGAATACCCTTACACCAGTTATAATCTCCATATACTTCAGCACCCTGTGTATAAACATCAACAACTCTAGCTATGCACTCCAGAGGCAACAAAGACCACTTTGGAATACCACTATTTATTCTTATTGCTCCACTATCATAAGTAGTATGACTCACCGGGGACTGGCCCGAATGTGACTTGTATTCTCTCTGTTCCTTCGCTGACATTTACCTGCACCTCTATTATTTTTAGGTCCATCTCTATAAATGGTTCGAAGCTAGCATGAACAATGTCTCCAAGAAAATAATTCACTCCATACTGTGTACCTCCAGTCTGTATAACATTAAATGTGAACTCATCCTTTGCTCTTAGTGCTTCTAGCTGTTCCTGTGCTCGTGTTATTAATCCGCTCAGAAGTGTTTCTTGTCTGGCATCATACGTACCCTCGCATTTATTCCACGGACTATCTAACTCTGCACCGCTACTAGTTACATACGTCTTTCTGTATGTACCTTGCTCTGAGCCTAGAACAGCAATAATATTTATCTCATCTGTCCTAGATTTGGTGTATCTCGGACTACCCATATTGCCTAGAAGTGGGGAGAAGTGTATAGTAGACCTTCTATCAGTCCCTAGTACAGGTGCATATACCCTAAACTCAAATGACAGTGTGCCTGTGCGAACCACGTCAAAATCTACAATACTAGCTGCTGCTACTTCCTGTATAACTTCAAGAAGGTTTTTATAAGAACGCTGTCCAGCCCATTGACTACCACGACCACTATCTGTTTCTATAGATAAACCAAAAGTAGCGCCGTTATATAGTCTAGGCGGAGCAGTTGCTGTCGGACCAGCGTTCTCTCTAACAAACTCTTTTATGACTGTCTCACCAGCAGCACCTTTTAGAGTATATGCTGTAGTAGCCTTATATAATATACACCTTCTCTTTATCAAGTCAAGAAGGCTTCTACTGTATGATACGAATAATCTTCTGTTGCCCTCGGTAATCTGTGGACTTGATGTTCTATGAAAGCCTACATAATCTAGATACCAATCACTAGCATATGGACGTCTCCATACTTCGATTATTGAGTCCAGCTTGAAGTAATCGTGTTTCTTCGTATCAAGTGAGAAGTACAGAGTAGCATATCCAACATCATTTACCTTTTTGTGATATTCCAACGATGTAAAGTCGTCTATTATGGCCTCTAGACCACCTGTAGTTGGACTATACACTCTTATCTGGTATCTAGCCTGCTGTACCATCTCTATACTCCCATGCTAGTAAATGCGCTAAGGCATCTAACTCATGTGTGCCATGCGCTATGCCAAGATTTTTAGCTCGTGTCATATACTTTATCCTCTTAACCGGTGCCTGCCTATATACTGTCAGCTTATATAATTCACAAATAGCTTTTATGCCACCAATAACATGAATAGTATGCATTCCTGCTGAGCTAGCTCTATTCATAGTCAGAAAATCTTCGTATATAACTGCATCCCATTTACTGTTTGCAAGAAGGCTCCATATAGCATTTGTATCTACTGTTCTTAGTGTTTGATACTTGTCACCTATTTTTACAGCTATTCCAGTAGTCACACCTGGGTCAATTGCTATCAGCAACATATTTCACCTTAGCCTGTCCCCAGCTAGGACCATATGCTATCTCTACTGGGATTCCAGGAACACCATCAAAGAACTGTTGTGTCATGCCAAAATGTATCAGCTTAAGTGCTTTATCCAAGTACTTCTTATTCACTTCAAAGATTATTGAATCATGAACAGAAAACAAGACATAACTGTCGTACTGTTTAAGCGCATTGTGCAAGTATATTACTGCACTAATACACACATCACTAGAAGTCGACTGTATGCCAAAGTTTACAGCCTGGTTTAGTGCTTTATATGCCTTGTCTCCATACACAAGATAAAACCTGCGTTTCCTTCCAGTAAGGCTTACAATCTCTCCATTCTCTTCAGCCTCTTTTCTTGTTCTCTTAAACCATTCCTCGTACTTAGGATATCTATTAAACCAGTTTCTAACGAATCTATATGCCTCTTGTTCTGTATAGCCTATCTGCTTTGCAAGAGCCTTTGGACCACGACCATACATAATACCAAATGTAATGGTTTTAGCTGCATGTCTTTCTGCATCTGTTACATCTTCAGGTTTCTTACCAAATGCCGCTGCAGCTACTTGTCTATGAACATCACCTTTTAGGTCTTCTAGCATCTGTGGGTCTTTGCAGTATGCGTAGGCCATCCATATCTCAGCACGGCTGTAGTCGGCCTCTACTATAACATAGTCATCATTTGTGGCACTAAACATCTCCCTAATCTTGGCATACTTTCCGACTTTGTGCTCTTTAGGAAGCGTCTGTAGTGGTGGGTTCCTATATGATGGTCTACCTGTAACAGTACCATGTAACAAGACACTAGGATGCACTCTACCATCGGACTTGATGTCATCAGCAAATCCAAGAATGTATGTAGATATAATATGGTCAACAGTACGATATTCAAGAAGCGCATCAACAAATGGGTGGTCTAGCTCTTCTAGTATCTCAGCTCTTGTGCTTCTCTCCGTGCAGGGTATATTACATATATCATAGAGCAGTCTGTTTATCTGTGTTGGGCTATTTAGGTTTATATCACCCTTCCATCCATACTCTCTAGCAACGTTTCTAGCTTTCTCTTGTGCTTCCAACCACGCTGGACCCCACTCACCAATAAGCTGAGACATCACCTTCCTATTGATATATACACCACGCTGATTAATCTCTCTATACGCATTAGCAGCAGGAATCAATAGATACTTATATGGAGATTCAACATTATCCTCTTTTTGTAGCTTCAATAGTACATAATGTAGCTTTCTCGTATAGTATGCATCAAGCGCATTGTATTTATACAGCTCGTCTTTATCGATATCTCCAGATTTTCGTTGTGATGACACCGATGTTTCATAGAAACCGGCTCCACAGTACTCACGTGCTAATGTCTTTAGTCTATGGAAACCAGAACGCTCATCCACGCTATACGACTGCAGCATAGTATCTTCAGCTATTGTCATGTCGACGTCTAGGAAACGCTTCATTCCCTGAGCATCGAACATACCATTGTGAAAAATCCACTTTCTATTAGGCCACTTAACACCTTTCAGAACATCTGCAGGAAAGACATATACATTATCCTCAGTAGCTGCAGCAACACACAAAAGCTTATCAACGAATGAATCGTACTCATCCAACTCAAGGCTAGAGGTTTCGATATCAATTGCTACAAAATCCGGCAGTGCCGAAACCACCGCCTGTGCGGACGAGGTTACAACTATATATTTTGGTTGTTCTGGTGGACATACTGGCCAGTCCTGTGTAAGCTCAATTTTTCTAAAGTCTCTGTAGATTGTTCCAACGATGTAAGGATTGCCGTATAGTATACCAGCAGGATGATATGTTCCCATTACAAAACACTTATACTCATCTGACCACAAGACTGCACCACGAATGTCTTTTAGCTCACGTCCAGTCATAACTCTTGTAGGAACATCTCCAAGACACACAATAAGACGTGGTTTTACTGTAGCAATCTCTTCTAGAAGCCTTGGCCTACAGTTTTCTATCTCTTCTGCAGATGGCTCTTGGTTTGGTCCTGTGCAAACCAAATTAGTACAAAATGTTTTGTCTCTATGCCACTTTGCTGCTTCCAGAATAGCATTCATCAATCTACCAGATTGCCCAGAAAAGGGTTGTTTTGTCCTCATCTCATCCTTTCCTGGAGCAATCCCTATAATCATAACACCATATTCAGTTGAGCCACTACCATAAACACCATTTGTGCAGCAGCTAATCATATTAGCTCACCAGCCACTTAAGAACCTTCAGTGCAAACAGTACTGCCAGTACAATAATCACAGTAACACAAATGAGGTCCATTGCTATTTACCTCCAAATAAGAATAGCAACTACACCAAGCAATAATACTAAACTAATAAAGATAAGACAACCAAGCCCTCTTTCTAACCTTTCTAGACGTTCATCTATTAGAAACATCTACCCACCTCTTACAGTATTGTACTTGATTGGCCTTTTCCAATTAGCAGTCATAACTGTATCAAATATTAGGTCTGGGTCAACGTCCATAGATGATAGCATATGTAGAATACGAATAATGCAGTCTATTAGCTCCCACGCAACATCATAGTTTGATGCACCCTTTTTGTACTTATCTACTGCCTCTGATACCTCACTATGTATAAGTGCAAACATTTCCCACCATCTAGATTCACCGCTATTAAATTGTTTAGCATCTGCTAGAGCTCTTACCTCTTTCATTAATTTGTTCAGTGCTTGTGTGTCTCTCCCAATTGTCACTAGTCGCTGGTTTTCTGCGTCCATGTTCACAATGCTCCATCTGTATAGTTATTGAACACATCTTACACGTCCAGTGTCCACATACAGGACACTTAAATGCGAAGTCATCTCCGCACCACTCACATGCTGGAAACCTAATCTTTGTCATCTAGAAGAACCTCACGCATGTCATGCTCCGTCACAAGTCCCCTATCTATAAGGTCTTGTATAACTAGCCTTCTTACATAAGAAGAGATGCTTTCATCTCTTGACGTTACCAGCTCACAAACCTTCAGAAAAAATGTAGCCTCAATGTTTGAGATAACCTGGCAATTACGCTTTTCCATGCTCTCGTATCCTCCATAATTTTAACCCTCTTTCATTAGTGTTTACATCAACATCCCACAGTGTCTGCAAAGTATCTTGTAATACATTTAGCTTTCTTGACAAGAAGACAGGTGTCTTATAAACCCTTCTAAATATATCTTCATCAGAGCAGTAGGCAATCAGACAATCCCACATATCTGTAGTAGTCACCCATCCTGTAGAACCATTCTTAGACGCGATGTACTTTGCTAGTGCATCAATCAGGATGCTATCGTCTTGTATGTTCAGTTCTTTCTGTTCACCCTTTATCTTCTCTAAACCACTTTTAAAGTAGTCCTGCTCGCACAGGGCGGTTGCAATGCGCCAGCCAATTTTTGCAAAGTCTTCGATGCGAAACTGAGGAAAGCCTGACTGAGGCATCGGTGTTTGTAAAACTTTTTGTACATCTTTTATCACAGAGCCCCATATATCATCTCTAAGCTCTATAATGGAGTTTATGATATCAACCTCAGGTCTAAAGCTAGTAAGTCTTCTAAAGGTAAACAGTAGAAGTCTATCCGATACATCCTCTCTATTGAACCTAGGATTATGCGCAGATATTCCTATAAGAGCATCTCGTTTGACTCTTACAGACTCATTATCCGTATATAGTCTTCTTTTCTGAATGTCTGTACCAGACGCACTTGTAGCTAACCTATCAGGTAGCCATTTTTCTGGTGTATCTACATTATCCAAAACAAGAAAAGGGTCCAGACTAGTTGCATGGTCATAATCTTCTGAGCTCGTTACACCACAAAGTCCATGTGAAGGCCCATATAAGACAGCATATATACGCCTAAAAAGAGTAGACTTACCACTACCCGGCTGTCCAAAGAAAGCAATAATTGGTTTGGATACAGCAGCTTGTCGCATGAGAAGAAATATAAACCATGTTTTTAGAATGGCCATAGCTTCTTGTGGCGTAAGATTAAATAGGTTGTCTAATGCACCACCAAATAGTACATCTCCCCAATCAATAGTCGAGTCCAGATTAGGATAGAATGGAGCATTTATTGGGTTCCACTGAAACAGTACACCATATGTACCATTGTTTACGCGGCTTATACCATCAGCTGTTATTAGTATTACATCTTTACGACCAGTATGCAATAGCACTTGTTCAGGTCTATGATTGTAGTAAGAAAGAGAAGACAGCTCTGTACTTGCCTGAAAGCTTCCAGTATATGCACAAAGAGCATGAACAGTATAAGTCTGCTCTATCTCAGTCTTATTCAAGCCATATTCAAGATACAGAAGAGAGTCAAGGTATGAACTTCTTGGGGATATCTCTATTGGTCTTCCTATATCTTGTCTTATATACCAAGACCTTTCATCTGTGGTCCTTATGAATGAGCCCTTTTGTCTCATTGCATCTTTTACTATAGTTGCTATCATGGCTCTCTTTTCACTAGTAGAAACCCCACGCATTTTTCTTGCTTCATCTATAGCTGAACGTACATTAAATATCTTATGTCTTACTACTAGCTCTGCTCGTATTACATCTTTTGCTAGCTCTCTATTACCATGATATTTTAGGTCTTTAAACTTGTTATTCGGGCTGTTATAGGCTACGATAAAGACTTCGTCTCTTGACAATCCGGCTCTGTAACAGGCACACATAAGAGCCCACAGAGCCTCTGAACGGTCATTAGATACAGAAAAATATCCAGTATATACTTTTGGCGGGAGCTTGTCCTTTATACTATCTAAAAGCTCTAGTGGTCCTATACCTTCAATTGGTTCTGCTGTCTCAATCCAGCTTAGGTCTTCATCAGTTATATGTGCAGAGACTGATTCGGTATTTAGAAACTCTATCTCATCTGAGTGTACTAGCTCATCAGCATTATCATATGATATGATTCGTACTTCTTTTGGCCCATCGACATACTTATGATTTAATGTTTCTGGTAACCTAACCTTACGTCCGAGAGCCCAACCAGAATGGTCACAGTTGGGTATGCTATATGTAATCTTTCTACTAAGAATCTCGTGTATAGAAAGAGAATGCTCTGTGCTCAATATCCAGTACGCTTGATGCCGTCCTGGTGAAGTCTCAACTATAATATTTGGCTGTATCGGGATAGTGTTTATGTCTGCATTGTCAAGGTCTGCCTGTATAGTTCGTGTCGGCAGTACGTTTGCCTTAATACTATACTTCTCTTTGAAGAGATATGTACTGAAGTATACATCATACTCAGTACAAGCCTTCTTGGCTCTATCTATAATAGCATCAACATCAGAGGGCCAGTTATACCACTCTTCTATAAAAACATCACCAGACTTAAGGCACAGACAAAAATAACCACTGGGTGTGGTTATTACCTTCTGCAAGAATGCCGCAATATTCATTGCAAAATATGCCTTAGATATATTATCACTAATTCAATAGGCCACAACACCGGGTCTTCACATACGCATTCGTCTGAGGGTTCGTAACACAAAGAACACGCTTCTACTCTGTCACCCAGAGTAGCATCACGTATATTCTCAAGTTTCTCCAGCTGTCTATAGTATCCCTGTATTTGTAGATTCATATCCATCATTAAGAAAAAGAGCCCCTGGAGCTTTTCCAGGGGCTCTTTTATTGTTTACCTAAATCTCTTCAATCTCACCACCATCATTAATAGGGTAGATACCACGAATCTCGTTCCTATCTTCTTTCTCGTTGTACACTACCCTAAGTCGTACCCTAGCCCCCATGCACTTCCTATCTACCAAATCATCAATATCAATCTCTTCGCCTTTAGGAAAGTCACTCTCTGAGCAACCAAGTTTCTTCATTGTTCGCTTAAGAGCCCAAAGAGCATTCTCGTTGTCATTGTGGAACAGACTGAGGTTTCGTCCTAGCTCATCGATTGTAAAGGTGAAGATAAACTGCTGGTTTCCTTTTTGCGTTCTGGATGAGCTATCGAACTTTGTCAGAGTAGCTTCATATGTTCCACCAGGGATAGGGCTGTAGTCTGGTGTATTGTCCGTAAAACGAATCTTAGCCATTTTTTCTTTTGTCCTTTCTATTGTCTTTGTTCTGCTAGTTTTGCTAATCTCTCGTACTTAGCTGTAGGCCATTCTGCACCCCCTTTTACAACAGCGAGCAAGTCTACAATAGGTCTGTCCGTGGGTCCATAATGAAAGAGCAAGGGTATTTTGCTTGCTCGCGCGTCACGCGATACTCTAAACTTAGCCTGAGAACGTTGTGTTTTCCTAAAGTCTGCTGTACGCATATTGGTATTTGGTGGAACACTAAGCCAGCATACCCAATCAATCAATCCAGGAAAGCTTTCACGCAGAGCAGGATTGAAAGCTAGGCTATGCTTTATTGTATCCATGTATGCGTCTCTCTCAGCAGCTTCCCAGGCTATGAACACAACATTTACATCTTGTCTCTGAGCAATTGTTCTCCACTCTCTTACATAGAACAGAATCTCAGACGTAACCTTATTCCAGTGTTGTATCTGTATAGCATCTAAGCCAGCAACCTTACGCATAACAAGTGACAGAGCTTCCGACATATTGTCAATAACAATAGTTTTCCACGGCGGCTTAGACTTCTTACACAGGTCTTTGAACGATACAAGCTTATCCCAAGAAGAGATTGGTATATGCTCTGCACCTTCTATATCTGTAACACTGTTTGCACCACTCTCTATGTCCAATAAGCATACGGGTGCGCCATACTCACTATACTGTGCATCACATGCAAACGTAGTCTTGCCGCTTCCTGGTTCACCATATACAGCAAAGCATACTCCAGAAGGGGGTAGACTAGTAAGACTATATACTTTAAACTCACCAAACTCTCTCACTGGCTCCATCTCATTCCTCGTATGTTGTTTCTAGTTTATCTCTTGGTCCATATAAACTGCTTCGAATGTACTCGTAGTCTTCATCTAGGCTAATGGCTGTACATAGCGGGTCGTAATCGCAATCGTCACATCCTTCCCATCGCCTGTTAGTTGTTTTTATATCTGCACTATACATCTTTTTTACATCTGCTGTCAGGAATATTTCAAACTCTTTTACTTGACTAGGTGTATGTACAATAAGCTTTCTACAGAAGAGACTGCTTAGCGGCCTCTTACATCTATCAGTATACTCAGTCTTTTCTATCCCGTTATACAACACACCCTTAACTGGACCGATATTCATCTTCTCCAGTATCCATCTATAGGCTACGAACTGGTCAGCCATTTTCAGATAATGGTCAGTAGGTACTCTGGAATAGGTCTTATTCTCTAATATGTACAAGAGACCATTATCATCTCTCACTACAGCATCCAACCTACCAGTAAGAAAGTGCTCAGTATCAGGAATAGGTATCTCAAACTGCTGTTCTGGCTGTACTAGAAAATATCCCTTTGGCAATGGCTGACCCCAATATTCATGATACTGTCGCATCATACTAATGCCAAGACCCACAACACGATAGATGTTATCTAGCTCTTCTTCTTTTATACTCTTTCCAGCAAAGTCATAAAAAGACTGCCTGAGCTTTCTTATATGCTTTACAGAGTAACTCTTGAAGATATCAACAGGATTGCTCTCTGGGTCAAGCGCCCATCGAGCTAGAGTATGATGTACTAATGTACCTAGTGTGAAGTGCGGTTTAACTACAAGCCTAGACAAGTTTCCTCTAGATTTGGAACTTAACATCCACTGACGTTCACATCTTTTGAATGTCTCACGTTCTGTAACAGAGATTTTCATATGTTTCTCCCTCAAAGGCGTGTGGGTATTATACCACAAGTGCCCAAAAAAGTCAATACTCAGGTTTTCCGTTACGCCCAAGAGCCCTTAGCATAATCTCTCTAATAGAAAGCTCCCTATCGGAAAGTGATTGAAAGATTATCTCATCAATCGTCTTTATAGGCCCAGTCATCAACATGTGGAATGTACGTACTGGTTCAACCGACCCATATCTATGAACACGACACTGAGCTTGCTCTACCGTTCCAGGTGACATATGCCCTTCATAGAAAATTACCGTACTGTACCTTGAAAGGTCTACACCTTCTGACATTGACGCAATTGTGCAGACAATATGACTACTAGCAGACTTTGCTATTGAAGGTCTGTCACTAGCAGGAATATGTCCAGCTATGCATGGTACTCCAAGTGCATCGCTCAGGCTTAATGCAACATCTCTGTACCACGTGAATATCACAGACGGTCCAGCATCTTCTAGCAAGTCAACTAATGCACTTGTCTTTTCGTCACAGTGAGTCAGCATACGAAGGTGTCTAATAACTTCCAGTGGGTTTAGGTCAAGGTCGTTCTCAAACATGTTAAAGCCATCTCGTACCTTTTTATACAAGGCGACACGAGCTGGAGACATAGGAATGCTTACCTTGTTTTCTATTAGTGGTGGTAACTCCATTCCAACGTCCTGATACGTCCTACCAAGCATATACCTGGACAGAACACGTGCCAGATAGTTTTTATTCTTCACTCCAAGAACCTTGAAACCCCACGGTGTTCGTTGTACAGTACAGAATTGGTCAAGAAAGTTCCAATATGACTTGAATACATTTGGTGATATGATACTGAGTTGCATGAACAAGTCATCTGGGTTTTTTACTATAGGTGTGCCAGTTAAAAGATAAACACGCTCACACTTCTTTGCATACTCACGTGCTCGTACAGATTGTGATGCCTTTGGTGACTTGAAGTGATGAGACTCATCTATTATTAACGTTCTGGCATATGGTATATTGTATTCAGACTTCTTATTGCCAATCTTTCTAGACTGAAACATCTCGTGGTTAATAATCATCCAATCGAATGATTCATCAAGTGTCCTTTGCCTCTCAGAGTGCGTACCTAATGCGACCTTTACTACAGCATCAGGCCACTCAGATAATATTACTTCTTTCCATTGAAACATTAAATATGTCGGACACGCGACTAGCACAGGCGGGTCCGCAGCATGCGCTGCTTGTAATGTCTTTCCGAGACCTGGAGCATCTGTTAACATGTACCTTTTATTTTCTCTAAGAACTTTGATGCCTTCTTTTTGGTATTGTCTTAGCATCTTCATGTTACAATCACATCGTACTTCTCTATTCTAACGCGGATTCCTAAGAAAAACGTCCTGTAGTAAGAAAGATTCTTGACCTGGAACCTGTGTCCATTATACTCATACGACAGACAGCCGACTAATTTAAATATTTGCTTCGCCAAACCCCGCTGTGCGCGCTCAAGTTTTTCTAATCTATTAAACCAATACCTAACCCATCTATCGTGCCCGCGCATATTAGTATTAGCAAATACGACCTGTTCAATTGGATGCACAATACTCTGTATAGCACAGTATGCTGCAGAATGTCCTTCTATGTACTCTTTGGCCTCTTTAATAAGCTCGACATTACGGATACATTGGTCTGATAGTTTTTTGATTTTCATTTTATTTACCTCCATGACAGGTGGCTAGTATTGAAACTAGCCTGTGTATACACACAGCCACCTGGCACCTGTATTATTCAGTTATTCGGTATAATCTGTGTATGCGGTATCCTCATTAAGAGGAATAACCTCGAACGTGTCCATATCAAACGAGTGGTTCAATAGTTGCGGAAACTTTTCATGCAGCTTGACCAAAGCCTGCTCCGCTGTTTCTGCTACAGCAAAATGAGTAAAGAACGGGTCGTGCCATAGAAAGATGCTAAGATTGTTCATTCAACATTCTCCACATAAAGGTCGTTATGAGCATTATCGAAGTACATAACCGTGTTCTCTTCGAGATTGAAAGACTTTACCTTGCCCAAGTAAAACGGTGCATAATCCTTTATGTCACTCTTTGCCATTTTCACCTTCTTACGCGCTTCTGTAGCATTCTTTGCCGCAACCATCAACACACCATAGGAATCGCACCAGAAATAGACTTTCATTTTACACCCCCTATAAGATTTAATGTTTTTGCTCCATCCAATACTCCCGGAGCATACTCTATATCACACTTTGACACATCAAAGATACAGTAACACCTATTGTACTGTGTAACAATAATCCTACACATCTCCGCCATATATGCCACTAGTGGGTTTATACCACGCTGGAGAAAGTATACTTCCAGCATGTTCCTGGCGTCTATGCTAGCAAAGTGAGCACATGAACATACGCGCCACATCTCTTTGTCTGTGCCAGGTGGACAAGGAAGTATACTTTCACCCAAGTCAACCATTACGTACGCATAGTTGTTTACTATCTGTATCACGTTCAATGAAATCCTTTATCGCATCATATGCAGACTTGTGATAGTCGGTATAGTATTGATGCACAACACCATCATGGTCTACATATGATGCTCTGACATAATAGACATCACCCATACGGCATACGTACCAGTCTAGTGATGTCATGTCATCTGGGCATAGGTCATATGGCAAATATTCGTGAAAGACGTCTTTTATCACCTGAACACCTTCTTTGCTAACAGAGCAACCAATACACTAAACACAATGAGCCACAGATATACTAGTGTCATTCGAAAAGCCTCACTACGTCACTGTCATCATACTTGTACTCTCCCTCATATGTGTAAATAGAGGCACCTCCAGGATATATGCTTACTCCACTAATATCCGATAGCCTAATCAGGGAGTCACCAAACCTATGGAACCCAACAGAATTACCACCATTCTTTAGCATGTTATAAAACTTATCTGTCTTTTCTCCAGCACGCACAGTTAGTGTCTGGCCATCTACAACTATGTCGTAATACTCATCATACTTAGCCATACCACGAACATACCCAGCATCAATAACACAATCATCCAACTCAATGAACCTGTTCATTATACACCTCTACTCTCTGTGATACATAAGATTTTAGGAACCGCCACACGCTTAGACACAACGGACGTTCAATATTAATCGGTGCTAGATGCCCATTAATCCATATACTCAACCTCTCCATCTCTCTGTCTTTAGACCACGACGGGACAACATGTGTTATGTAGCTCAGACTCACTAACAGGTCTGGGCCTAGTTGTACGAAGCCATTAGATAACTCCGTTGAACACGCCATGCCTTAACATACCCGCCTTCGTCAACTCCATGTACAGTACGTTTATACGATACGGCTCACATGTTGTTACCGGCCCACAGTAACCTATAATGTTCACATCACATCTGTTCTGCATCCTTTCTTTTAACAGGTACAATGTTTCATCATCGAAACCTGTACCAACTTCTCCACAGAACACGTAGCTATTACCTACTTTATGGGCACACACAAGAGAACCAAACGTATCACTACGCTTGCCTGTTCCTTGTGTATAGCCAACAACGTATACAATCTTGCTAAGACGTTTCTTTATTTTAAGCCAGTCCCTATGACGCTGCCCAGCCCTATATATAGACTGAGCACGCTTCATAACAATGCCCTCATAACCTAAATTACAATATTCGTTGTAGTCTCGCACAGCCCCTTCACCGGAGGTGAAAGGAATAGTATCTACCGACGGTGTGGGCTCTATAATCGTGGATAGTGCGTACTTACGTTCTATGTAAGGCACACTAGTAAATGGCATACCATCAAGACTGAGAATATCAAACACAAGCATCTTAGCGGGGAATTTGTTAGAATAATCGTCTATACAAACCTTCCTGTGCACACGAGACTGAATACGTTGTATGTCCGGTGCACCATCTGTTCCGGGACAATATATCTCTCCATCAAGAATACAGTAGTGTCCACGTGTATCAAACTGTAGCTCAGGAAAGGACACAATGGGCTTAGCAGTACGGCTGAACAATGTTATGCCAGACTGCTCCACAACAGCTATAGCACGAACACCGTCTATCTTTGGTTCCACGTAGTAGTCTTTGTCATCGAATGGTTCATCGCACAGTACAGCTAGCATCGGACTAATATATGGATTCATATTGTCCTTTTCTCCAGAACTAGACAGTTATATTCATCACTAAAGTACACACAGAGGCACTTATGCTGTTCCAGAAAGTCGTGTATATCATCTACACACAATACACCTGTTATAATCCCATCTCCATCTGGTAGTGCTAGAAGTTGTGAGTCGAACTTGTGAGCTATACGCTTTAGGTATCTATACGCATTAGGTGATGTGACTAACTTATAGCTCTTCATAATGCACCTGATAGCATATAGGACATACCAACTCTTCATCTGGGTCTAGGTCGCGCCTCTCATAAAAGTACATCCCACATACAATACATCTGTACTGAGGCGGCGTCTTAAAGTCAATGTCTATTCTACCAGCATGCGCCTTATAGTAGTCACGTTCTGCTTTAGTCAATAGTCGAAGCCTCTCTTGCCATTTTAGGTGTTTCGTTTTGTTTTGTTGTTGTGGCTTTGATTGTGTTGGACTATTGACTGTGATTGTACAACCCTTTAAATGTTTCGTTCTCTTAAGGTCTGATATGGCATTTATAATCACACGAGGGTCCAATGACTTATACATTGGGATGTTGTGGACATAGTTTACTATATCCACCAATGAGGCGCCGTTTATAGCGGCTCTGAGGACGTATATCTGAAGTGTGCTAAGGGTGTCTATATTAACTAGGTTCTCGTTTGTTTGAACGCCTTCGTATAGAACCATTTTGCTTATACTCCCTGCGTCTTGGTGAGCCCAGTATAGCACGGAAGTCGTGTACTGTCAATATCCCAGTTTTGTGTCACGCATCCTATAGCACTGAAACTTAGCAAGTATATACTTAGCTCGCCGCCGCGCACAGGGCGCTTCTAGCGGGGCTTTGTATATAACTCCGCGCTTTCCATAGAACCTAGCAAGTTGCGCGTAGCAAATAAACTGGAATATTGCTTTTACGCTGGACTTGTGGTACCATTAGGCCAAAGTGCCGGATGGACCGGACGAAAGGAAAGGAAAGGTGTAACATGTCTGAGCCCAAAGTTCCTCTTATGCTGAATGTCCCAGTTTCCATGAAGGCGGAGATTGACCGACAAGCTACTGAGAAAGGCGAACCAGCCAGTAGCTATGCACGGCGCAAGCTCGCAGAAGCCATTGGTTTCAGTCTTAGCCGTGCAGACGTAGGACGCGCGCGCAAGTACGCTACTGTCGAGGAACGTATCGCTGCACAAAAGGCGCGCAAGGCCGAACGCGATGCACTTATCCGCAAGTTGCTAGCGGAGTATGAGGCATCGCAGAGTGTCGAGGAAGTCGAGTAACCTACAATAGAATAGTAAAAAAGACCGGTCCGCATGGACCGGTCTTTTTTTTGTTTATGGCCATATTTTAGGTACCAGATATTGCATCCCTATAGCTTCCAGTACCATACTCACAAACGCGACCTTGCTCGAACCCCTATTAGGCAGTATCTTGTGGTATAGAGCTATATCATATAGCTTGTTAAGTGTTTCCTTAGAT